TGTAAATGCGGTGTTAGCCGTTATTGTTGACCCAAAAGTTAATCTTGCAAGAGACCCGTCGTCACCTATAAGCCGTCTTTCATCAGCCATTTTAATACCCTCAAAAATGTAATAAGTAATCCATGCGAATTACTTTTAGTTATTAGCACTAGGAAACTTTGTTTCCTCTTTGTATCTTATATCTGCATTAAAGACATATCTATAACTACCGCCAAACCCCTCAAATGCCCGAATGGTTGAACATGTTATAAATGCGTCTTTAGTGTTTCCCATGTTTCCCCTATAATTATTTAATAGGTCTCTTAAAATACCGGCAGTTGTTCTTCCCCGAGCTATTAAATTGTCATCTACAGTAAAAACAACCTCATCCGTAATCTCACTCCATTTCTGTGTAAGCCTTTTATCAAAACCAACCCAGATTATTTGTGCTTCAACCCAAGGCATTTTAGTCTCCCCAGGTACTCGATTAAAGAAAACTTTCTTTCCACCAAGAGCCGTTGTAAGAGCAGAGTCACTCCATAAGTAATTTATTAAGTCAGACTCTAAAGACATTTACTTACTCCTTGTGGTTGTAGCTCTTCTAACTTCACCAGTAAACCCACTCAATCTTCCACTTTCTGCTAAAACTTTATACTTAGCCCTCTTCAAAATAGAACTTAATCTCTTTTGTAATATAGCTTTAGTCTTTTCAACAAAATGCAACCCTTCACTTTTACCTTTTCCATAATCAACACCATTATGAACAATACCTTCATAAATACCATTAAATTGTCTAACATCATTTTTATTTCCACTTATCTTTCCAGAAGAATCAATACTTACATAAATATTTGCTCTTCTACTACACCAATCAGCTAGGTTCTTTAAAAACTCTACATGGTTATCACTTGTGTTATGTCTTCCACTTCCATAATTAACATGTACCGCATAAGGTACACCACTTCCTATTCTTAACCTATGTAACCGTTTTTCAGGTTGTATTATATCGTCCATTCCTTCTGTATTCTTTATTCCTTCCATATCTGGGTTATGAATATCTCCATAACCTTTAGCAATTCCCATAGGTGCTTTAACAGCATAAGTTATACTTCCAACCAATCTACTGTCCGCATTTCCTCTAGGGTTTGCAAACTCTTTCATTTTTTCTTTACCAAGTTCACCAAGTTGAACAAGAACCTCATAAGAAAGTAATTGAATGGTTTGATTTATAGTATTCTCAAACTCATTCATTCTTCTTCTATTAGCACCTTTACTTAATGTAGCCATTGCGTGTCACCCATCATCAACTCAACATGAGGAAGCACATTATTAAAATCTTGAACATTAACTATGTTGTAAGACATTCTTGTAGTAGGGTCTACTATTTCATCATAAAACTTAAACCTTCCCAAATAAGTATAATCAAAGTACATCATTCTTTTAACAGCACCAAAAGTCATATCATTTCTATTTGCTTCACTTCCACCATAAGCCATCCAGTCACCATAAACAGTTCCAGATAAAACCCATGTAGGGTCTGCAAATCCACCAGTGTAATTTGTTCCAGTAGTAAACACCCCCGAAGGATATTCCACTACTGGATGACTCCCTGTTGGCAATGTATAAACCCAATGCTCGAACGTTTTATTTTCAAAGAACATCTTTACTCCTCCGGTATTGCTGGAAAAGTTCCAGAAAGAAGGTTAGCATCATCATTAGAAACAGAAATAGCCCCTGTTCTTGCTTTAATTAGTGCCAACAATCTTTGCCCATAATGTGTCAAATAAAGGTCTGAATATCTTCCCTTCTCTACTTTATTCCAATAAGATATTCTTGCATTTCCCTCCGCTTTAGAAGTAACAACACCAGCTTCACCTAAAGGTCTTCCCGAATCAATAATCCAATTGTGCATCGCCCTTAAAGCAATAGCATAATTATAGAAAGTTCCAAAATAAGAAGAAGAAGTCATGGAAGTAGAGAGTTCTATATAGAATAACATTCCATCATAGTCTGCGAAGAGTCTAGGAGCCATTCTTTGTATAAAATCTGCTACTTCCATTTTAAATACTCCTTATTCTCCGGTAGTATTTTTCAAATATGAAACACGTTCTTTAATAGCAAGACGCACCTCATCCCTAGTTTCCTGTTCAACTCCATCCCCACCTTTAAGCCAAGTATTAAGACTTCCAAGGTTAAAACATTCTTCAACAATAGAACAAGCCTTATCCGGTGACAATCTTCGGAAGGAAATATCTTCAACTTCCCATTTCCCATCCTCATTAGGTTTGTTCTTACTCCACTCTACAAGAAGACCGGATTTAATTTTATCCATAACAACTTTCCTTGCTTCTCTCCAAATAGTAATTGGAATCTCATTCCACCCTGGAACAAGATTAACAAACTTTTGTCCATAACCTAAGTCATTCTCATCTTTATATGGAACGACAATAGCCCCTTCCCTGTTTGATTTCACTAACATTGTAACACCCCCAAAAATGAATTAAAATTATCCCAGGAAGCTATACTGATTTTCACCAATATAGCCCCCTGGGGGAAAAACCTTAACTAATATAGTCAGCGTATCCAAAAGCTACCGGACGATAAACAATAACACCAGCAGTCGTCGCCATTGCAGGAACAACATAAGTTGCACCTTCTTTTTCAGCACCCAATTGCTCAAACGCTACCGGAATCTCAAAGGTAACATAGTTCGGGTCATTGTTATAAGCAATCAGTCTTCCACCAGTAGTAACAGAACCAGTAGAAAGTTCGTTCAACCAATCAATCGTAATATCAGGATTGTTTTGTTTGAAAAATCCCAAAATAGTAGTATCTGAACCATCTCCCATTCTTTTGTTGTTAATCTGGATATATTGGGCAGGAGGAAGCAACAGATTGCGGGGTCTTTCCTTCATAGAGGTTGCAGTCTGGACAGCCGCGATTGTTCCGTACATATCAAGAATAATCTCATCAGCAGTTTTTGTACTCCAAGCACGTGTCGCACCAGAAGCCGCACCAGAAGGTGTGGTATACTCTGTGAAGTTTGTGCAATCCAAAAACCCAGGAATATTGTGAGTAGAATCACCATTAAGAGCAACATCGTTCAGCTTTGTATCGATAGACTGTTTACAAGCATCAGCACGACGTGCTTCAAGAGCAAATCCAGCCAGTGCGGCTCTTCGGATTTCCTTAATAGAATATCCGTAGGAAGCACCAATATCCTTAATCTTCCTGGAAGTTTCTGCACCGTAAAGGTCAGCTCTAGGAAAGTCCTTTGCATAATCCGCAATCATTTTAGCCATACCAACCTTGCTAAAAGCTCTCCAAGTATACTCGGAAGCCGCAACAAGTTGAGGGTTAGCAACAATAGGGAAAATACCATTAAGGGCTTTCAAATCAGCATATATAGTATCAAAAGTTTTAGTAGCAATAACCTCTAACTGTTTCTTGAAGAAAACACCTTCATTGGCATCAAGGTTTCTTGCATCAGCATGATAATCCATAAGTAGAATACCTCCTTTTACTTATTTCAATCCAGCGGTAAGCTCAAGAAGAGCCAATCCACCGACAGCATTAGACCTAAAATAACCAACGGCAGTTGCGTAACTATTACCAGTGGCATTATAGAACTTTTTATATTGACCAGAAGCGGCAACATTCTGAACATAAGCCAAAGTGTTGGCAATGCTAGAACTTGCAATTCCGCTATGAACATTTACAGTAACAATTCCCTCTGTAACAACATTCATATCATCATAGGCTTCATAAGCACCTTCATCATCAACAGACGAACGCTGTGAAATTGGTGCAACACCAAGAAACTTCAAAGACGCATCCGAACTAAGAGGATAATAAGCACTATTGGCATCTCCTGTAGTAACAAAAACAGGCTCCCCAAACTCAAAAGTTTTCCCAGAAGGAACAACTTTAGTCTCTGCTTCATAGCTAAGTCCATATATTAACCCAGCTTTCATTGTATCAATAGAACCGTAAGCGGCCATTATTTACCTCCCTTATTTTTGTAAGCATTGGCAAGACGTTCTGCATATTCTTTCTTCTTCTTAGCAATAGTATCTTCAACAGCAGGCGCAGAGTCCGTATTTACAGAACGGACAGAAGCATCGGCATCTGAATCAAGTGTCTCAAGAAGAATATCAAATCTTGCCTGAACATAAGCATCCGACTTAGAAGCAAAATCAAACGTTGGAAACTTTGTTGAAATACAACCTTTCTTAATTGCAGAGGCATCCATTCCAGCTTTAATTTCAAATCCAACTTTCTTTGCAGTCTCCATAAGAGCAATTCTTTCAGTAACCATAGCATCCATTTTGCTCGTATCGGTTTTAACTGTTTCTAATTCAACTTTCATTGCATCCATAGAAGCCTTATAGCCATCTCTTTCAGCTTCAACTTTTTCTTTTTCAGAAGTGAGTGAATCAAGGCGAGTTTTAGTATCTTCAACTTCCTTCTTTGCAGAAGCAAGAGCGTCAATAACTTTATCCTCGGCTTTGTATTCAACACTATCAAGAACGATTGTTCTCAATCCATCCATAGCCTTCTCCTTATCATTTTTAGTATCTTTGCTATCAACATGATCGGGCTTAGGGGTCACATCAATAGTAGTGTTTAACGAGTCCATACGGATTCGTGCATTATCACCAGCTCTTCCAGCAGGAACAATAGAGGTATGATTATATAAAATATCTCTTTGTATAAAATCGTAACTCTGTCCACACCATCTTGCTTTAGGAGAGGCTTTCTCTAAATCACAATCATATCCACAAGATAAAGCTCTCTTACCTTGTTCAATATCATCTATAGCATCCTTATCAAAAATAAGCATATCGTTAGCAACATGATACCCATCAGTTTTTTCCATGTTTGGAATAGAAGACCAACCATCAGGAATAGAAGGATTATTTCCCATATATCCAATAGTAAAAGTTTTTGCATTCTCACTATTTAACATTTCGGGAGGATGTTCATTAGTAACAGGTTTTAATTTTAAAGAATCTAAACTCTTTTGAGAAAATACTTCCTCTGGAAGTCGTAACTCTTTTCTGATTCCACCTTTTCCATCAGGATATTCAAAAACTCCAACACTTGTAACAATAGCCCTTCCAGAAAGAAAACCTTCGGAAGTTCTAGTGAACTTACTTGATATATCATTTACTGAAAGTATATCCTCTCGATACATCGTTTATCTCCTTTAAAAAAAGAGGCTTTTAAACAAGCATAACTTGTCCAAAAGCCTAGTGGAAGTACACAAAAAATCTAAAGTAATATATCATAATAACTTATATATTGTCAATACTATCTTGTCTTTGTGCCTTTATTAAAAATACTCTTTTCTTACCAATATCAAAATTATCTGGAAGTTGTCTCCTTGTTTTACTTACTCTTCTTCTATTTTCAGAAACAACATCTACAAAATCACCTTCTTCACTTATATTTATTGTAATAGAACCAAACTTAATTTTTTTTGCTTCCTCTCGTACTATTTCTAGTACCTTTTCCTCCAATTCCATTCTTACCCCCTTGGTTTTTGTTCATAGGCATTGTTTCATCAATATCAGGTGTTTCTTCACTAGATTTTTCAGCCATTTCTTCTTGACTTTCTATTGCTTTTTCATCTTTAGAAAGCAATTCAGTATATGGTTTTTTAAGTAAATCTTTGAATCTTAGATTATAGATATCCTCTTTTGAAAGAATACCCTGATTAAGATATCTATCGTCTGCATCAGAGGTTGTTCTATAAGTTTCTGCTACAGTTCTTTCCCTATTAGCTTCCTGTTCCTCTGTGAGTTGAAAAAGAGAGTTCCAAACAATATCTAATTCTGTTTTAATTCCTTTCCACTTAGCAATAACATTCATTATTTTAGTAACCGCAGGTGTTAAAGTAAAAACTTGTTTTGCTCTAACTGAATCATAATAATTCTTTGAATCACCATCACCAGTTGCATTTAATCCAGCCGCAGAACGTCCAAATAATTTTGTAACCGGAATACTTGAAACAGCGGAAAGATTCATCATAAATCTATCAAGAACATCTGGGACTCCAGAAATATTTGCCGAATCTCTACTGTACTCTTCATCTGTTCCCATAATAACAGCTTTTAGAACTGATTTAGTCATTTCAATAGCTTGTATTCTATTCTGGAATAGTTTCTCATTTCCTTGTGCGAGAAGTTCATCTAAGTCAGAAAATTTATACTTTCCAATAACAAACTCATAAAGGATTGCAGAAACCGATGCCATCGCTCCGGCATAATCTCGAAGGGATTCATAACACGGAATAAGGACTGAACTTCCCCAATACCTTGATTCTGTTGAAGCAATTGTATAGGATAAACTTGATACTGGTTCACCAAAAAAAGGTACACATCTTGTTTCATGTACTAAAAATGATTGTGTTTGATTACCAACTGAGGTTGTTACGTAGTACTGTTCTATTTTTCCATATTTAGGATTGTTTGGATTCATATAGAACTTTGAAGATTCAGTGCTTATGGAACCTAAATCAAAAACTTTAATATATTCAATAGAACGTATTTTATTCTCATTTAAAGGTTGATCTAATTTGCTCCCATCCATCGCCCCAATAACCATTAAAGAACCACCAAATAATCTTGCCCACCTAAGAGCAATATTGGTATGTGTTTGTATTTGAAGGGAGGTCATAGCATCTTGAATTACTTCATTTTCATCACCTTTAATAGTACACCATTCTCGTGTCATATCTTCGGCAACACAATCAACTATTCTTTTTGCAAGTCCATCAGAATACATTTCAGCAAGCGTTTCTTTGGTAATAGAAACAGCATTTCCAAAAGTAGTAAATTGTCTTTTATCTTTGTTTGTTCCAATACCACTAAGGGCATTACTCCAAGAATCTTTTCTTTGTGTTGGAATTACTTCTTGTGTATCAATCTTTTTTCTTCTTCCCATATTATCCTCCTCTCGGTTCGTAGGCATCACCTGGAAGGAAGAGAGCTTCATCCTTTCCAATTTCTAATTTTGGCATTTCATGGTCAGGTGTTGCCACCTCTATTTCCAGAATAACTTCTGGTATTAAATCAACTGAAATACTAGGCATGAACCCAATCGGGTAATATTCTTATTGTTCCCGACAAATAAGTTCTAACAGAGGTTGACAATTTTAAATCAACAGCATAAGGATACACACCAGTTGTAATACCTGTAAAAATACCGGAATCAATTTGCCATATACCCAAAAAAGGCCATGTAATTGTTATACCAGAACCAACCCATAAATCAATAATAGGTGTTCCTGTTGGGGTTGCTCTTGCTTGAAGACGCAAATCAGTACCAGTGACCCCCGATAAGTTTATTCCTGTTCCAAGATAGGAATAAGTTACTTGAAGACCATCAAAAGTAGTACCATTTGTAATAACTAAATCATAGTCCAAGATTATCCTCCTTGTTTTAATTACTTTACCATAAGTATTTACACTATTACAATATATATCGATTCATTCTATTTGCTTTTGTAGAAGAGTATCCTCCCTGTACGGCTAAAGAGGAAGCACTGTCGGGAGCATCGCAGGGTTCTGAACGTTCTCGATAATCCATAATTTGTGCTAAGTATTCATCTTCTGTTTCATCAGCCCAAACTATTCTAGGATAAATGTCTACAAGATGAGTTACAATCTTTGCGTGTTTTTGCATTTGTTCATGATAACACCCAACATTCATTCCCATTTTCTTTAAAGCATCTTGCGTGTATCCCTTATCTGGATTATCTTCATTATATATTTTAGAAACATTGTATTTACGATACATCTCATGAATAAAATTCATCCAGTCTTTTACGTTCCCACTGTTTACAAAACCAATCCCTTGTATAGTCCCGTCATACCTTCTTGCAAAGATTGTAAGGGCGTTTGTGCAATCACCTGTAAAAGCCGCGTCAAGATGTGCCTTTGGTTTATCAATTCCAGAAAATTGCCATTTTCCCATTGTTGGTTCCGCAAATATAGCATTTTCATCATTTATATGTGTAAGGAGATAATTCGCTGTAAAATCAACAAGAGTTGAAGTCTTTTTCTTCTCCTCAATTTGTTCTAGTGAAAGTATTCCCGTCTCATAACAATTATATGTTCTTGGTGTGGGACATATTGACCACGCATCCTCTTTATGCCAAGGAGTTCCTACAAAACGGGAAGGCTTGTCTGGATTGATAATGTTTGTTGAAATTTCTCTAACCATTGAAACAGTTCTTTCCCTTTCGGCTCTTGATAATTTATCCCGAATGGTTACAAAGTCATCTAATAAAACAAAGTCGGCATGTTGCCCTACCATTCCGCCATCAAGACCAAAGGCATTTAGATTTCCTTCGGGAGTAATGCTTCTTTTAAACTTAAACTCTATTCTATCTTTTCTTTTATTTCTTACTTCGGGATATTCCCCGTGAACAAACTTAAATAATTCTTGTATTTCTGTTGTCTGCATCATATTATAAATAACACCTACAATTTCAGCGGCTTGTGTAAATGATTTTCTAATAAAAAGAATACTATCATTCGGATGAAACAACATCCAATAAATTGCACCCACTTCCATTGCTGTTGTTTTATATGAACCACGATGAGCCTGTAGTGACCGGTTCCCATGATCACACCAAATATATTTTATCCAGTTTGAATGTAGCTCCGTCATTTTATCTTTTCCAACTAAAAGCCCCAAAAGATGAGGATGTTCTAATATTTGATTTAGTCTTTCTGAATCGTATAAACCCATACAACCCCCAATATATAGATGTGTTTACCATGATAGTTAATATTATGTCAATAAACTCTTGACTACACAGTAAATAGTATGTTACATTGTTTCTTGGTGGGGGATATATGTCTGCAAGAGAAATAGAGAAACAAAAATTACTAGAAGAGTTTCCTGTAACGTTAGAGGATTTAGAATTATCTCTTCCTGAACTTCGCTTTGTTGGAGAATATTGTGCGAATGGGTATAACGCACCTAAAGCATATAAAAACTCACATGGAGAGAAAGACCAATCTATTGCAAGAATTAAAGGATTGACCTTAGCAGGAAAACCAAAAGTCTTAACTGCTATCCGTCGGTTTACTTGTTCTGTCCTTGACCCATATAAAGAAGTTATGGAACATCAATTATTAGATTTTCAAAAGACAAGAGCTTTTTTTGATATTACAGATTACTATAATGAAGATGGAAGTGCAAAACCTTTATCAGAAATACCAGAGGATGCTAGAAAAGCTATTGACGGAATTAAAGAACAATTCT